GACGACGCAAGAAAAAAGAAGAGGGAGAAGAGCAAACGTAATCTTCTCGATGAGTTGACCTTTGCTTTCCATTGCCTGAATCTTTTCCTCGCTCATTTAAACCCCCAGTAATTTTTTGACAAAATCTGCGGCAACCCCGGGGCCAAGCAACACGGCAAGAATGACTACATACAAGAGGTACTCAATCCTGTTCATGCGCTTGGAGCCATCGTCAAAGCGTGCCTGTATGCCCTCATACCGCTGGGCGCAGATTGCCTCATGCACGCTTAGGCGCTTGTCGGTCTCCGTGGCAAGTTCGTGAACTGCTTCCATAATTTACCCAAACATAAGAAAAAAACTACTGACGATGATTGGAGCCACACCAACGCCGAATGTCCAACCCAATGACCCATTATTGGTTGAGTTTGCCCCTGCGTACCAAGTGTTTGACAAGTTATACGCACGCACACCAGTGATAGCTAAGTAGTCTGGCGTTATAACAACCCCACTTGAAAGTATCAACGTGCCGGGGTTAGTTGCCGATGTGCCTTGGATTGTCAGCACTTTTCCGACTGCGCCTGTGCCTGTGAATTGGGTCACCGTCTGGGTGGTTGTGCTAAGGTTAATAATGGCTGCACCAGTTGCGCTGTAGCTATTGGTAATGTTCTTGAAGGTGTTGTTTCCCGGAGAAATAACTAACTGACCAGCGCCGCCTTGGTCAAGGGTGATGCCTGAGTAAGAAATGCCACCGCCAGAAAATGTTTTGCCTGATGCGCCGGTTAATTTAATTGTTCCTGTGCCTGTAATTGTTAAATTGGTAGAATTAGTAGTAGTCCAAGCACTAATTATTGTCCAAGTTCCCGAACCTATACCAATCGTTCTTGTATTGGAACTATTTGAAAGTACCGTTCCAAATGTGCCAGATAAAGTTACGTTGTATGTAACCGCATTAAAAGTACCCGCAGTAATTGTAAGGGTGGTACTAAAATAACTTATTACAAGTGCATCTTGTAAAGCAACAGACCCACCCGGTGTATTAATAATAAATGGTTGCGTAAATGTTTTGCCTGCACTTGTAATTGTTTGGCTACCACGCCCTGCAAACGTCAGCGTACCTGTACCCGTCAACGTAGTGCCTGTGCCGTTAACCCAGTTACCATAGATTGCTGGTGTAGTTGTTCCTGTAGCCAGCGTCATCGTGTTGCTGGTACGAGCAGACATATCAATCGTGCCGATGTTGTAATTGGTGTTGACCGTTACTGTAGCCGCTGAGTTAAGTCCCGTGGACTCAAAGAGACAAGTGTCTTGTGCAAGTGGAAAGTTGTTTGCCGCTGGCGACCCACCGCTAGTAGCAGCCCAACCAGTTGCATTCCAATTTCCGCCAGCAGCGAGATTCCAGTACCTAGTAACGCCAGCGCCAAACGTAATCCCGCTGTTGCCTTTAGCGTCACCTAAGCGAGTACCAGACACGGGAGCAGCAGCACCAGCAATGGTGATGTCACGGAAGTCAGCATCCGTTCCAGAGAATGCAGCGCAGGTTAGTGTGCGTGTTGTGCCTATGGTGTCTGACTGCAAAAAATTACGCATTGCTGCGTTTGTTCCGGCGGAGAACGTCAGTGTGCCGTTAATAGTTGCATTTGCAGATAATGAGATTGGTGTAATTCCAACGGAAGTTCTACCCACAAAAGAAAGATTATTAAATGTGAAGGTTCCCGTAATGGGAATTGAAGTTGTATTTGCGCCTGTAAAGTTATAATTATAAAAAGTTATTGTATTTGATGATGAATTTTTTATTTCGGTAGCGCTTGTACTAGAATTATTAAATGTTGATGTTCCCGCATTAAATGTAAAATTTATTGCATTGCTGCTAACCGTAAAACCAACATATATTTCAGTTATTGTTGACGAGCCTAAAGTTAAGCTAACCAAATTTCCCAAATTTTGTGGAAAAATGTTAAAATGTCCGGGAGTACAATTGTAATTTGCTGTATCAAAACTACCGTTATATATATAAAAATAAATTCCAGTATTTGTAAATGCCGAACCAAGTGACCATCCGCAACCAACCCCATTTATTATAAAAGTTGAACTAAAAGAAAGACCGTTAGATGTAAATGTTTTGCCCGTTGCCGATCCAGTTAGCGTAATAGTTCCTCCATAAGTACGAGTAATACCCGTAGCAGCAAAACTTACATTTCCGTGAATAGCCAATGGCGAAAAACCATCCAATGTCACGTTGCCCGTGGCAGGGCCAGCCATTGTTAATGCAGCGCAACGAAGCTGTGTGCCGCTAATGGTTACTATGTAAGCCGTGGCGCTGGATAACGAGTTAAACACCACCGCATCAGCAGATGTTGGCACAGAAGCACCACCAACGCCGCCAGAAGTGGCTGACCAGTTGGTTGTGGTTGTCTCGTCCCATGTGCCTGTACCACCCACCCAATATCGCGTTGTGGCGGTGGGAGCAGCGGTCAAAATGGCGTTAGTGCCACCAGTGGAGTTTGCGCCAGCATAGAACTCGCCGGGGCTTGTAGCGTCAATTGTGGTTGTGCCAAGGGCAAGATAATTCACGCCAGATACCCGTGCGCCAGCAATGATAATGCTCGGAGCGTTTGATACAGTAACTACGTTTCCAACTGTTCCAGTAACCGTCCACGCTCCAAATGTTTTTCCAAGAAAGTTAAAGTCAATGGTATGAGCAACTGTTTTGGTAGAAGCAAGTTCGGTAAATTGGTTAACGCCATCAATAATTAAAGTGGATATGCCCGTTGTGCCGCCGATGGTGAGCTTGTTGTAGGATTGACCGCCGCCAGCAAATGTTCGTGCTGTTGTGCTGGTGTCTGACAAAACAATGTTGGCAGTGCCTTTAAAAAAAGTTCCTGCTGTGTACGTCCACACCGTTCCAGTACCAGAAAGCGTCCACGTTCCAGAACCCATTTTTAAGGTTCCAGCATTTAATATAAATAATCCTATTGTTACGTTGTAACTAACTGCATCAAATGTTCCGCTGGTTACAGTTAAAGCCGCTGCAACATTACTCATTACAAAAGCATCAGCAAGTTGGACTGTTCCTACAGAGCTATTAATAGCAATTTGAAGTGTAAATGATATGCCATTGCTTGTAATTGTTTGTGTTCCACGACCGCCAAAACTAAGGGTGTTACTTCCACTAAGCGTTGTTCCAGTACCATTTTTCCAATTGCCATAAACAAAAGGATTTCCGTCAATTAAAAGTGTCATTGCGCTAGTCCGCGCAGACATATCAACCGTACCCATGTTGTAGTCAGGACTTTGAGTAATAGTGCCAGTTACGCTACCCGTGTTATCAAACACAGCGGTATCTTGCGCTAATGGGAAGTTGTTGGTTGCAGGCGTACCACCAGATGAAGTAGCCCAACCATCAGCGCTCCAGTTCTGAGCGCCAGCAAGGTTCCAATACACGGTCTTGGCAACAGGAAACGTGATGCTTGTGTTACCCCCGCAATCCCCCGCCCTTGTTGGAGACGATCCTGCCGCAGCGCCAGCCATCGTAATGTCGCGGAAGTCGCAGTCGGTAGCGGAGAGAGTACTAACAGTCAGAGTACGGGCAGTGCCAATGGTGTTAGAACGCACAAATATGCGGCGTACTGCTGTAGCACCAGCAACGGTGAGGGTTCCTGTGATGGTTTGGTTAGCTGCAAAAGTACATTGCATTACACCTGCGACAGCAGAAGCTGTCAGTGTTAAATTATTGAATGTGTTTGCACCAGTTATAGCGCGAGTTGTTGCTGTTGTTCCAGTAAACGATACGTTATAGAACGTTAACCCCCCAGAAGAAAAAGATGTTGTTGATGTTGAGCTGCAATTTATTTGTGATGTTCCAGCATTAAATGTTAAATTTGTTACTGTTGATATAAAAACGGGAGAAGTGCTAACTAACGTAACCGTGCTTGATCCAAGATTAATAGTTCTGACGTTGGAATTGCTGGAAGATATTGTGCCAGCACCGACATTAAAGTTCTTGGTGTCAAACGTGCCGTTAGTAATAATTACGGTTTGAGCGCTCATGCTCAATGCATCAGCAAGTTGAACAGTGCCACCGTATGAATCGCACACTATATTTTGAGTAAATGTTATGCCATTAGAAGTAATGGTCTGTGTATTGCGCCCTGAGAAAGTAAGATTGACTGCGCCAGATAGCGTTGTGCCAGAGCCATTTTTCCAATTACCATAAATAGTAAATGCAGTTGTAGCCAATGTCATTGCGGTTGTGCGACCAGACATATCCACCGTACCCGTATAAGGGATGGCGGCATCCATCGTGATCGTACCCGTTACCGAACCTGCGTTGGTGAATGTTGCAGTGTCTTGTGCTAATGGAAAGTTGTTGTCTGACGGAGTTCCTGTTGATGTGGTTGCCCAACCTGTTGCAGACCAGTTTTGCGCTCCAGCAAGGTTCCAATACACCGTCTTGGCTGCGTTGAACGTGATGCCAGAGCAACCAGCCAAGTTACCTATGCGTGTACCAGAAATAGGTGCAGATGCGCCAGTAACATAAATATGCCGAAAATCACAATCAGAAATACTTACAGCACCAGAAATTGCAAAATCTTGTGCAAGTCCATAGGTTGTTTCACGGAACCAAATCCTATTATTTCCTGCGGTTCCTGTAGTTGTTAAAGCCCCAGTAGATAACTTTGCGGACAAAGCAATTTCAAGCACACCAGCCCCACTGCTAGGCGTAATCGTTATTGAGTTTACGGTTTGCGCGGTATCAACTGTGGCAATAAATTTTCCACCAGAGTTAGCGTCAAAAATAGCATCGTCAGTAGATATTGGCACAGACGCGCCCGATGCCCCACCCGATGACGTAGACCATTTTCCAGTGCTAGACCAACTACCAGCACCACCAACCCAATAGCGATTTGCCATGCCTACACCTCTTCAGCAGGAGGTGTTTCTTCTACGGGGGGTGCAGTAACTATAGCAATCCAGTTGTCAACACGTTGCTGTTTCATTGCTTGGATTTCATCGTCGGTAAACGTATGGTCATCCGGCAAATGCAATGCATCAGCAAATTTACCTTGGGCGGTTTCAAATTCAAAGTCAATCTTCATGTCATGCTCCTTATGCCTGAGTTGTTACAGCGACCACATCCCAACGAGTGTTTGTGCTGTTGTAAATGCAGCCAACGTAAACCATTTTACTTACGGTTGTGGATGTGGGCAACGTAACACCAATAACGGTGTAGGTAGCATTCCAAGAGATGGTCTGGGCCGTGCCGTTGTCCAAGATGCGGATTATCAGTTTGTTTCCGTCCACAGGGGTTCCTGTGGGCGCAGCTACGGTTAATCCTACCGCCTGCGCAGTCAGGCTGTACTGGTCAAACGACGAAATGTCTGGAGTCAGCGTGGCAGTCGATGCCGTACTGGAGGTGCGTGGATCAATGCGTTTGTTGGTCAACGTGGCAGTGCCGCTACCCGTTGGAAAACCACTTGCTGTGTTTGTGTTGTTACCGAGGGCCGTCACAACACCAGTTCCTGTTGTGGTTGATGCAATTCCTGTGCTTGCGCCACCACCAATCAATATTGCGCTTGCCGCCAACGTAGCAGTTTGGGTAACCAATCCGTTGGTATTGTTTACCGAACTTCCAATGGCAGTTACTACGCCCGTTCCCGTGGTGGTGGTCGCAGGAGCCGTCCCCGCACCGCCACCCAAGACGATTGCATTAGCTGCCAATGCGGCAGATGTTGCCCAAGTCGTACCGCTAGAAAAGTAAGGAATACCGCCCGATGTTCCCGCAATTGTAAATGCTGGCGTTGTTGTTGCCGTGGCTACCGAAACAATGCCGCCCGTCCACCCAACCGATGTAACTGTACCAGTTGCAGCAGTACCCCAAGTCGGTGCAGCTCCTGTGTTTGCTGTTAAAACTTGTCCAGTCGTTCCAGCCGCTGTTGCAACAGGGGCAGCCCCAGCGCCGCCGCCATAAACAACACCGTACTGGGTCAATGCGGCAGAAGATGCCCAAGCAGTGCCGCTAGAGAAGTATGGGATGCCTCCGCTTGTTCCAGCCACAGTCAAAGCCAAAGTTCCGCTTGAAGTGATAGGAGAGCCGCCAACAGAAATAATGCCGCCAGTGAATGATTGAGCAACCGATGTAACTGTTCCGGGAGCGCCTGTGGCGGCTATAGTAATAGTGCCGCTACCGTTGGTAATGGATATGCCAGTTCCAGCGGTAAGCGTGGCTTTTGTCAGCGTGTTGCCAGTTGTATTGCCAATCAGAAGTTGTCCGTCTGTGTAGCTTGTTTGGCCTGTTCCTCCGTTGGCGACAGGAAGCGCTGTACCAGAATAGGTAACGGCTAAAGTTCCCGTGGTAGTAATTGGAGAGCCAGCTATTGACAGAAATGCGGGGACAGACATTGCCACCGAAGAAACTGTGGCACTGGATGCTGCGCTGGAAGCCAACAACTTAACAGTGCCTGCACTGTTTTTGAAGTACAGCTTCTCATCCAAGGTGTTCAGAGCAAGTTCGCCTGCAACCAAATTCCCCGACGACGGGGCAGCCGCAGCAGTGGTGCTGTAGTACAACGATATTGGGGTGTAACCTGCCTGTGACATATTTTTCCTTATTTATTCGTTTACAAGACCGTCATAAGGCAATCCACCAGTATCTTCAAGCAAAGACGTATCTGGACGCGCAAACCGAAGGTTAATCCTTTCGGTTTTCCGAGCCGCCAAACGATAAGGGTCAAGGGTATCCCAGCATCCGTCACCGCAAACGCGCAAACCGGGGCTGTTTCCATCGGGCCTCAAATCAACATATGGCTTTTTCATTTTGCACCTATCGCATACCGCGATTGCAATTGATGTCAGCCCTTCTGTGTCCAAGAAAACGGGCATGGGTTACCTCGTGTAGACAGAAATGTTGGGGGCAAAGTAAATTGGCGACTTGTCGCGCTCCTCCTGCTCCGCCTCGTACAAATACTTCTCAGCCATCTTTTCCAGATAGCCAACCCTGTCCATTGCAACTTGCGGGAGTTCAAGGCTCATACGGTGAGCCAACATGAAGACAACAGCCTCGTACCAGCGCTGAGGAATCTGCAATTCGCTGGTCAAAGAACCCACATCCATAATTTGGCTGGAATACCACACAGTCATTTGCACAAAAGCGTTGCTCGGCGTGGGCCAAAGGTAAATTGTGGGGTTTGGGATGGTGCGATCAAACCAAAATTGGTAAGGCTGGTTTGCCGTGAAATTCTTGTTTGGCAAGTTGGTGTAGTCGTCGCGGTTCAGGCGCGACATGGTGATTTCGGTGGAGTTGTTGCCGAAGTACAGTTCACGCAGACTCAACGTGGTGGTGTTGTAGGCGCGGATGCGGTAGAAGCTGACGTTCTGCCCGTACTCGATGTCCGTCCACACCCACTCGTTGTTGACCACGACGATGCTGCCCAAGTCCACAAGGGTCTGCCAAGTGGTGCCGTTAATTGAGTAT